GCCTGGCGCATTTTACTATACGTTTCCATACCTTCCTTTGCCTTCGTATATGCCTCAGTTAATAAACTCATACCCTCTTTTAGGGTGGATAATTGCTCTGATACTTGATCGCGCATGGTTCGCAATCGATTAATCTCCTGGGTATATTGGCTATACTCTTGTTTTTTGCTATTGTCTAAACGCTCTATTTCAGAAAGAATGGTACTCTTTTGTTTTTCAAGCAAGCGAATTTCAGAGATGAGGATTTGGTTTTGGCGTTGTTCTCTATCTTGTAGCGACATCATACCTCTAATACTACATAAGAAGGACTAGTTCCCGCAATAGTGATAATGCCGGTATACACAATGCCATCCGATTGATTCCACACGCCACCGGTTCCATCCGCTGCAACAACACTAGCAGAAAGGACAGCATGATATTGACTACTTGTTGCCCCCGTGCCTAATAAGACAAAAAGCGGGTTTGTACTAAGGTTTTGTATACGCCAGGCGCAACGGTTAGCATTAGCCGCTAAAGCGGTTGTGGATGTTTGTACGGCAGGTGTTGGATTATTTGTACTGCTCTTTGGGCATATAATAGCGCGTGAGTCGGCCATAAGTTAGGATGCGACGGCTTTGATAACCGCGAAGTTAATAATAATAGCACCGGTTTCGGCAGTACCGGCAGAGGCATTGTTGTTACTTACCATGATACTAAAGGAGCCGTTGGTTACCGCAGTAACCACTAGATCAGTATTACCACCGTTTGAACCGGATTGCTGGGAAACAATAACAACATCATTAATAGCAACCGTTGAGTTGGTAACCACAAAAACAGCCGATGCTTCGGCAGCAAGAGAAGCGTTATTCGTCGTAATTTGTCCGCTAATGTTATTAATTGTTACGGCTGTTGTTCTATTCGTCGCCTGCGTAACGGTAGCACCCGCACCGGCGGCATAGCCCACGCCTTTACGACTTGCGGTAACAAGTCCATTTTCTCGAACACCTGGTAAATATGTTTCTATTCCTTGTGCCATAATTATTCCTTTCCCGTTCCCTTACATGTCGGGCAAAGCGAGCCATTAATCAAGAGCCCTTCTCCTCTACACTCTTTGCAGTTAAAGCTAGGATCTTTTTCAATATGTGCTTTATCTTCGTGAAAAGTTTGTTCAACTTGTTCATTCGTTTCTATAACCTCCTCTGTAACCATTATTGGCTGTTCTTCTGGTTGTGTTGTTTGATCGTCCATATGTATTGGCTGGAATAACGCTTCATCAAGCAGTTGCCGAAAAGTCTTACGCGTCATAACGAGGATACTTACCCGATGTTAAACCATTCCGGTTCAACCTGTGCCGATACTGGCACAACGATGTAGTATCCAATGCTATCTTTTAACGTTATAGCCTTGGTAATACAACCAGCGGTTGTCACGGATGGGGAAATGCCATTGCCAACAGCTCCTAATGTTGCATCTGATAACGCTCCAAAGACTCCAACCTGTCCTACCCAACTATATACGGGCACCGTTGCGGTACTTGCAGGAACGGCAGTAATTGCAACGCCTGCGGAAAATCCGGTAAGTGTCGTTGGTGATTGCACAACCGCATTATATGGGTGTGGTGTTACTGTTACCTGACTACTTGTCGTCAATGCAACATAAATAGGTTCCTCGGTATAAAAGTTACAAAGTCCGGTTGTGGATGATTGTACATCATGGCTGGCAATAGTATATTGCGTGCCGATGCCGGGAGTAATAGAGACAACTAAGCGACCACCGACAAATTGATTACTTGTTACCGCCGTACCACCGAGCGTTAAGCCAATTTTATTATTCGCTGTTGGTGAGTTACCCGTGGTTCGTGTAGGAACCGCTGTAGGAACAACGAGATCCTTAAAATTGGTTGGCTGCGGGTTGGATTGAATTAAATTCCCCGCAACAAGAGCGGAGGTTGCATTAGATACATAGCGATATTTATTTCCAAAAGCATCATAGCCAATCGTGCCTAATGGCAATTGCTGTGTTGTTTCATTGCCCCATGGGTCAATTCCGTAAGCGTTTGGTAATCCTGTTAATCTCATAATTTTATATACCTGTTATCCCTGTAATTCGTCCTTGTCGTCGTGGTTGCGTTACAATTTCATTACCCATCAAGATCAAATAGCCCGCTGAGCCGTATTGGTTAAATGAATCACGAAGTCCGGTAAATTGAATGCCTGTGTTATTACTTGGCGCATCATTATATACCCCCTCAACGACTTGAGCGGTTAGGGAGATTTGCGAAAGGCCAACGCCTCGCAATGCTCGCCACTCTAAGAAGTTTTCATTGTTAATCCAAGTCGTTCCAACCGGCCCCTTCTCATCTTTTACCCAAGGCGTACCACGCCAGGAAAGACAAGTATAGCCCATTCCAGCATTTAATTGGTTACGAGCAATTGGGCCGCGTGAGTTTCGCGTCACCACCATGCCACCTTGTGCATTATAGTTTTCTCGAACTGTTGGGGACAATAGTTGTTCAAAAAGTGTCCATTCCGCCTCGGAAGATTGGAAAAGTGTTGGATGCTGGAGCATTGAGTTGCCACCTGCAACTGCGTCGTAAGATGTGCCTAACAAGTTAAGGGATAAAAGACCGTTGGTTGCCGCTGTTCGGTAGCCTTTAAGCATAGGGTTTGTTGATCGGGAAAGACCACCGATAAGATCAGTACTTGTGCCATCGTCATTAAGCGTATCAAGACCTAAAAAGTCTTTATTGTTATTTCCCGTCCCGTTTAAGTAAAAAATAGTACCGATGCCATCCATTAAATCGTTCCCGGTTGATTCCATTTCGGCTCGTAACAAGTCAATAATTTGTGATTCATTCACGGCATTAGTAGAAAGTTCCATTCCGGCTACCGCAACGGATGCCTCAATGCCTCGCGGATCATAGGTTAAAAGCTGTCGAGTTTCAACTTGGTTGGTTCCAAATGTATCCATGCCTTGAAATGATTTTACCTGTGTATTGGTTGATGTTTTAATGGGGACGGTTAACACGCGGCCTGACCAGTTACCTTTTTTACCGTTACCGATAAAACGATAGGTAATGAAATTGTCATTAAGCACTTGATCGTAAATCTTTGGAACGATGGTGTCTAATGTAATTGTATTGATTCGGTTTGTAAATAGCATAGGTTCTTAAAACAACAAAAGACAAGCTCTCTTTGGCTTGTCTTCGCTGGGTCACATATGTACCACTTCTTTGTCTCTTTTACTGTCATATATAACGATAGAAGAATTGCACAACTCTGTCAATAAGCAAAATGAGAAATTGGGAAGAAATATGTAAGAATACGATTAGACTACTATAGCAATATAAACTAACTAAATAGGGTTTTCTTTACACCATTTTTAGCACCCTGTAGTATTTTTGATAAGAAACCTTGTTTCTTTGGTTGCGGTTGTGGAACGCCTAATTTTTCTTTGGTTTTGGCAACGACATTGGTAGCATGATCGGTTAATATCTTTTGTGCAACCGGTGACATTTGTTTAAAACCGGGGCTTTGTATATGGGTATTTAATTGATTGACGTAGTTTTGTGATGGACTAGCGGGCACCTGCGGTACCTTTCCTTGACTTGCTTGTTGAATGGCATTAACAGCGTCGGGATCATGGTTGCCCTCGGGCTTAATGCCTAAATACTTTTCCCCGTAAGCAACAGGATTTGATTTAAGTAAAAACATCCGCTCCGCTTTATCTTTTGGATCATCTAGCCCCGATTCTTCGGCAAAGGTTAAGGGATCATAAATCGGTGCAAACTCTTTAGCTTTTTGCGCCTTCGTGGCGGGATCATCGGGCATAATCGTCCCCGCCCGGATAGATAGGCCGATGCCTGATTCTATATTCATATTACTAAATTGGATAAACTCGGTTTTACCGGTTTGGCCGGTATATTTTACCCAGTCGGGCTCGGTCATAAATACCTTATCAAGCTGGGTTATAGCCTTATATAACCCATCCGCGCCGTTTTCTAATGCGGTGACTAACGTGCCTAAACGGCTACTATTACGTTGTACCGATAATTCGTCTTGGCCTAGCGTTGGATTCCCTGATTTTTCCCCTAACATCGGCGCATTAGCACCCATGATTGTATCAATTTGGGCTCGCATATCCTGTTTATCTTCAATCACATACTCCTCTAATGTATTAATAGGCAGACGGGATGCAGCCTCACGGACATCACCTTTAGCACCTATTTTCTCATTTGGATCACCGATTAGCTTACTCATATTCTCCTCGGTTATCATTGTGGTGTTATATATTGTGCCCGCATTTGCGCTATCAGCGTTTAAATCAATCTGTCGTCCTCGTTTTTCTAATTGCCGTTGCAAATCGCGCACCTGGGAAACTAATGAAGTAGAATCAACAATATACTTACCCTGATTTAGCCAGTTAACGATAATATATGGCTTTTTTGGCCGGTCAAAGAAGTTTAAATATTCTAACTCCCCTTTGTCATTTGTTTTAAACTCATCATAGTTATAATTAGGGTTTTTCATCTTATCTAACACCACCTGTTGCAGTTTATGGGTAACCCCTTCGTATGACTCACCGCTTGTAGGATGGTGGCCGGTAAAATGGACCTCGGCGTATTGGGTTAAATCCGTCATCGGGGACTGCGTGCCTTTTGAAACGCCGCATACCTGCATAATCTCATTGCTCTTACTAGGATACATCCAGATAAGGTTTTCCCAACTATCCTGCATATACTCGGCTATTAAGGGGATGTTATCCTTATCCGTAGCTCCGGCGTCAAAGACAATCTTATCGGGGCGTACCGCATCTATGGCAATCCCGCCGGTTCTCGTCCCATCACGTTTTAGCCGACCTATTGAGGTATCCCAGCGATATTTCCAAACAGCATAGCGAAAGCCTGAGAGTAAATGCCGAGCGACCATTTGCATCTTTGCATGTAAATATAAATCACGATAGCGGGCAAGTAACACCTTCTCATAATTACGCGCTAGCTCATAGGAGGCATCGGTATCAAATGCTTGCGTCACCATTGGCTGCGGGGGTTGTCCGACGGCTTGACTAACTAATGTCTCAATGTTTTGAAAGATTCTATTTTCCGAATACGGATCTTGATAATCATATAAATCAACATCCGCCGAGGAGAGCCCAAGCCAAATACCCTCCGCTTGTTTTTGTACTTGCTCTAATTGCATTTCCCCATTCCACCAGGATTTAGAATTTGCAACCCGATTACCAACGGCGCGGGCAACATCATCATCCGTAAGATCAAGGGCTATGGCATCACTTTGAAGTAAAACACCCTCTTGTTGGTCTATAACTCCTATAGATTGGTTGTTCGTATCAAACATTACTATTTAGAGTAACACAACTGGAAATAAAAGAAAAACACCCGACCAGGCAGGTAGCGGGTGTTTTTTCCAATACGAAAAGCAACAACTTTTTTATAGTACCATTAACATATTTGGTATACAACCTTACAACGAAAACAAGTTATTTCTATTTGTCGCTGTTGGGGTTCTGAGTGGCCGTCAATAATAATACTCATCTCATCAAAATATGAAAACAGATAGCCACCACAAGACATACAATAGACCTTTTTTCGTAATAACTTATTGCCATTACGTAAAACAATCCGTACTTCCTCCCGATCAATTGCGGCTATACTACTCATCGTTTATGTTTATATTTACTCTCCGCTATAGCTGCATCAATTGCCTCATCAATATTAATACCGCTCGTTTCTCCATACTCATCAACATGGATGGGCGGAAGTAAATCTTTACGGTTTGGTCGGGGCGGGCGGATGATTGCACCGTGGGATAAGGTTTGCTCCATGGCTAATTTCCAATAGACGGTCGCAAAAATGAAATGATCGGGGCGCGAGCCTATGGTTAACCAATCCTGCGTCACCTCGCCAGTTTTACCTCCCTCGGGGGATAATCGCTCTTGTGTTACGCGGTACATATTACGCGCATGGCTAATATACTCCTCTAAACCATTAGGCGGGATATTAAAGACAATATCTTGCGTACGTATATCCGCGACGACAGCATCAATTATTTTTGTCCGGTCTGAATATACAACCCCTCTTTTATCTCCCTTGCCCCATTCAATAACCTCAAGTTGTTTTTTGTTTTTGGAAAAGTACGACATGAAGATTTTTCCAGAATACTTTTGCACCAGACGCATAACGGGGTCGGGCATGGGCATAGCATCAATGACCATATAAGCCGAGTAGCGATTGCGTAAATCTTCGATTTCTTCCCAGGAGGTACACGTACCCACACGAAAGATACCATATTTGTTCCCAATAACGTAATGTTTGGTGATGCCAATGTCAACTCCTATCGCCACGTCTGTACGTGGATTCTCCTCTAATATAATAGCACGCCGTATAGAATCCTCGCTTATTTTATCCTCGGCGGAGACATAGGGCAAGCCTAATGTAAAGTTATGAAAGATTTGCTGATCCTTTTTACTATTTAAAATAATCTTACTCGCGGGTATCCATGGCACCATTAATTGATTAATCCAATAGCCCGATATATCGCTTCGATGGTGGGCGTACCAATGCCCATTTTTTCGATCCATAGGCGAAAGGGGTAATTTACAATGCTTACAAATATATACTTCATTCTTCATGTCAATATTATCCGGCCATTCTAAAAACTGCTCTTTATTACAGCGGGAGCATTTGATATACCAATGTTGTTGGTTTGAGTCTGTCCATAATCCATCAACCCCCGCACCAGGCGTTGAGGGATTACTAAAATGCCATTCAAAACCTAGATCGGGATTGTTTAAGGCCGAGGCATCTAAACGCGTCTTATATGTTTCTAAGACCAATTGGTTTGATCGATCATATTCATCATTAATCAATACATCCCCGGATATGGTAATAGCTGAGGACTGTTCCCACGACCCACGAAAGTAAATAAACCGCTTGCCAACCGCTTTAAGGGCGGTCGAGTCGGTTTGACCGATCATCTTTTTAATAACCGGGTTTGCTTCAATTAATGGGTCTACTTTAGGTGTCACGAAATCCTTGACAACTGATTTAGAGGGGAGGGTATAGATAACATTGGCCTTAGTATAGTTACATAGATGGATAGCCCGAACGATAGCAAGCGTTGACCAGCCTACCTGCGTACTCTTACGCGCTACTTGTCGTTTGCTCATATCGCTATATGGTTTTAATAAAAAGCGGTGATTATCAAACTCAATAGGTAAATCATTTTCATTCTTGATTTGGTTAAAGAAGACAAACGCCGCAGCGTTAACAGTTGCCCCATCTTGTAGTGATAGCATATAATAGAAAACAGTATGAGAGTATCATTAAAGAAGTTTGCAAATGATCCCTATAAATACGCAAAGAAAGCCCCCATCACCATTATGTTAGGTGATACCCCTACCTATACGCTTATTCCCTACATTACCTATAAAGAGCATTTTAAAGTAGTTGAGGAGAAACATAATCAGGTCGTCGTTACCCCCGAACTACCAATAGATAAACCAAAGAAGCCAAACTTTTTACAGCGCATCCTCTTTAGTTAGTTTACTTTTTTACTAATGTAGGTGTAACAGTTACTAAAACAACCCGTTTAATTGTCGCGCTTGGGCTCGCGGTTGGTAGTACCGTTGTCGGCGTTGCTAGGGCCAAGGGAGCTAGGTTAATAGCCGCCGGTTTAGCATTAATCATCTTTTCTAATTTTGTTATCTGGCTCGTTGTTACTAATGTATTCGCCGCTATAGCTATTAAAAGCACCAGTGAGCAGATAAGATAAAATATTCCTTTTTCCATATAATCACCCCCTTTCACCTTTAAAGTGTACATCAACTCAACTGAAAAGAGAAATAGAGGAGATACACAAGCAACACAAGTAATAATAGAAAGAACCAAAGGATACTAAATTTCATAAAAACTGCGGTAAGTAGAGAAAGATAGGAAGAAATCTAATAAAGTCCCGATAATAAAAGACTCTATAAATAAGTTCGAGTAATCAATCTCCACTTACCAATAGTATAAAGACACTACCTAGCCAACCGTTTCTATTGCTATTTTCGGCTGGTCAGGCGTGGAATACTTTTGATCGATAAATGATTCAAACTCATTACTAAACTTTTGTGCCTGCTCTTTTTCAACCTGTACGTTTGTGATATTGACATTATTTTGAATAGCTACCACCGATTGCATTTTATACGCGCCGGATACTAACATGATATTCTTCCACCAATTTGCTCCTTTATCTTTTGAGGCAATCATCTGCGTAATGGCAAAATCTAACATTTTTGGTATGCCCCACGATTTCTGCTCTAACAGGTCTTGGCATAAGTTGTTAGCCTTAGTTATATTCTTTGAGCCTGTTACCCGTGCTACCTGATACTGTCGGACAGGATCATAACTATAGGCTTTTATTGCAGCTTGGGTAGCATTTGCGTAGGTATCTTTACATTCGGGGTTTGACCAGTAGTAGAACCAAAGACGGTATTTTTCTGTCTCAACGTAATCTGGATGATCGGTATGTACTAACGATGAATCGGGCATATCGTTTATACATGTAAGTATAGCATACTACTTTTTTTTATGATTTTTCCAGCGGTTAGCCATACCTTTTTTTCCCAACGCCGAATAATCGGTATTGGTTGCTTTTGTTGCATCCCCTCCCTTTTTGCCTAAACTTACCGCTGCTTTATTCTTTACTTTCTTTTTCATCATTATATAATTCCAAATGCCCGCTGGTTTGGTAGTGTGCGCGTAGTCCCCACCAGGAGGAAAACCGTTTTTTACAATATAAGCAAGCTGCTGGTACCGCCTCATTAAATGCCATAGTTACCTCGCAAATCCCGAAAAACTCACCGGTTTATACTTCATTTTATATTTAGTTGCCATTGCTTTTCCTTTTGTATTTATCTCATCTATCAATGGCTGAGCTTTTTGCTTTGCCTCGCTATAATCTATAACCCCTTGTCTCGCCGCGATAACTAATGCGCGTATTTTAGCTATTCTATCTTGTGCTTGTATATTCATATTATTTAGCCTCGTACTGTCGGACTATTTGCCATGTTAGCCCTGATCCTGATATTCTGCGTACAAGCTGTCCATTTTTTCCTAAAACAGGCTGTAATATAAAATTTTCCTCAGTTACTTGATTGTTGTAAGGCATACCATCCTCTATAGTCATGCGTGATAACCATAGTCGTCGTCCTTGATCTTCATATTTCAAATCATCCGTTTGACTACTTTCTAAAGTTTTTAAATGTTGTAACCATTCGAGTTTATATATTCTCATAGTACAAGCATTATATAACGAGCGGTTGTTATTTGTCCAGGGGTAATTTAGCCCTGCGAGGCGGGGAGATTATCAGCAATAGTGGTATCGAAATTATCTTTAATTGTTTGCGGGTCGCCTTTAAAGAAGATAAGGACATTTTGATGGGTTTTACCTAATTTTCTATACTTCCCAAAGGGAGCGTTAACGCGTAAGGGTAATGAGCCTGCCTGCGTCACTAATATAGCCTCATTGTAATATGACATGCCCGCGCTTAAAAAAGCACTCGTCGTATCACCGACGAAGTTTCTATAGATTCCTTTTTTATCTCGTATCTCCCCGACGACAAATGCGGCGAAGCGATTGTCTTTTAACTTACTACATGCTTTTTGAATTATTTGGGTATACATTTGCACAAACGCGGGGTATTCCATATTGCTTAAATCATTCGGGTCGTCGCTATATACCTCTAAATCTGCGTACGGGGGACAACTAAATACAAAGTCATATTGCTCATTTATCGTATCAAGTACCGTATTACTATCGCCTATATGCCATACCGGCGCGGGCTTCTCGCCTAATACCGTTGGGGCTTGCTCTCTATTGGCAATAACTTGCTTTTCGGAGAGATCAATACCGGTATATAAAAAGTCTAAATAATTAGCGACGATGCCCCGAACACTTCCCCCCGCAAAAGGATCAAGTATTAGCCCATTCTTCGGCGTAAACCATTTATACATAATCTCGCATAAAACAGGATCAAAAATACTTGTCGCTCCCCCAACATCGCCAATAAGCGTACTTACCACATCAGTTCGACCCTCTAAATCTCCGTAAAGTAGCGTATCATCCCTTCCCTCCTCCGATGAAATACCTAATTTTATCCAGTTACGCTTCCTCTCTTGCCAATAACCTTGTCGGGCATCTAATACGCTAAATGGGGGGATGAGAAACTTGCCAACTAAAGAGTCTTTTTCCTCGCCCGAAAGCCCATCCTGCGGGGCTAATTGTTCAAGCATAAACTCAACCGTCTGCGGTGGGGTAAAAGAAAGTGAGAACCGACTTGCATCTAGCTGCCACTCTGCCCATTTATTTGCAATCGCTTCGGGGTCATCATATGCCGCCTCGGTATTACGGGTAATTGAGTATGCTTTGTATAATGCCTCGGGGGTAATATAGAAGTGGGGGATAACATCATGGTCGGTGACCGTTACCCCATCGATAATTGCGTAGTAGGATTTTTCGTTTTTCTCCGCTTTTGTGGGGTCTTGGCCGTAAGTAAGGACGCGACATTGCACATCTTTATTTTCCCAGCCCGCATCAAAGCGTACGTTCCAGCGGTTATTTCCATCAATAATCATCCCCTCGGGCGTAATAAGAAAGGTTGAATGATCGCCCATCGACATTGCATGAAGGAGCAATGTTTTTCCTGCCTCGTCTAAAATGCGGTCATTATTAGGGTTTGGTCTAAGGGTTTCGATGTTACGTAGTTCCATAATTATTTTTCGTCTATTACTTTAAATTGCTCATTCCATTGCAAAATCTTGCTTACAACTGGTAATAAATGCTCTTCGCATACCCGTTCTATATTACCATTAAGTAAGCGTTTATCAATAGCTGACAATTCTATAATTGCCTTTTTTTCACAATGCGGGTCGTGACATTTCATATTATTTTTTCTTTCGTTTTACTAATGCCTCAACGCGTGCCTCCTCGGCAGCATCTAAACATTCTTGACAGGGATCAGCTGCCTTATTAATTGATTGCATACCGACCTTAACAACACGAAACTCAATCGTCGCGTCATATGATTTTCCACAATTGTCACAAGTATATAGTAAGCTCATATTATTTTAGTATCTCTGTTGTGTTGCCGGTTACATTTTCCCATTCGCTAAATAATTCCTTTGCCTTATCGGGAAAGGCGCGGGCAAAATCCTCGCTTGGCCGCCCGTTATGATCGTAAGGGGACATAATATCAGCCTCATGATTGTCCCGCTGCTCTTGAACGCGCGTTTGCATAGTTTGTGCATAAAACTCCGGGGATTTTGTTGCCCGACGTTTTGCATGATCCTCAGCTAAACACGTCGCACCAATTAATATCCCGTAAACGGGATGTTGTCTACAAGGTTCCTTTTTGCACCTGGGACATAAGATTGTCATATCGCTTCTTATTCTCTCTCTTTACTGCTTGTTTGCCAAGTCCTTTCACCCGACGCTCGATAGCATATTTATGAATTTCCCAATCGCTTGAGGTTAAACGATGCAATAATGCGCTCATTTTTCGCTGATGCAGGCCCCGTTTTGCCTTGCGAAGAATTTGCCGAGTAAGAAAAGTTTTTATACCTTCCCCTCCAATTGTGCATTTAAACTTACGTCCCTATTTTGTTCTTTACGCTCGGCCTCCGCTCGAAGTTCATCGGGGCTGGGTGGTCGAACAATTTTTGACCCATTGGTATCATCAATAGTATAACTATGACTCAATTCATTATGAACAATGAATGTTCCATCAGGAAAAGTATACACAACGTCTTTTATGCCCATCGTATTTCTCATTCCTTCTAATAAAATATCATTTTCCCCTGAGGTTAAAATAACCTCCTTACCACTTTTAAAAACTATCATATATTCTTTCATTGTGTTGCTTGTTTAACAGGTACTTCAACAATTAGTCCCTCAGCCGTAAACATAGATGAGGCAACGGTTACCGCATTTTCTAAGGCCAAGCGGATCACCTTGACCGGATCAACAACCCCAGCGTCGAGTAAGTTTTCTACTTTATCAGTATTGACGTTAAACCCTCTATTTGTCTGCGTCGGCACGATCTTGTTAATAATACGCGTCGCCTCTATTTCGCTTTTCCCCGCGTTTTGTAAAAGTTTTCGTAATGGTTCATCTAAGGCATTGCCTAAGACAACTGACCCCTCATCGAGCCGATCTGCCCGCGCTAACTGCTCGGCAAGCAAAATAAAGGCCATACCCCCTCCGATCACAATGCCCTCCTCTAGGGCTGCTTTTGTTGCACCGACGGCATCTTTGACCTTTTCAAGTTTTTCCCGCTTTAATGTATCTGATCTTGCGCCGACTTTAATAAGGGCAACGCCTGCGGTCAATTTCCCTAACCGCTCCTCATATTTTTCCCGCTCATATAAGCTAATATCTCCGGCCCCTTTTTTCTCTCGTAGTTCCGCAACGCGAACATCAATAACCGCTTGCGCTCCGGTTCCACCTACTATGGTAGTTGTGGTTTTATTTGCCGAGATATGGGAGGCCCCCCCACAATGCGAATTATGAAATGACTCAGTCTGTGCGGTAATCACCCGTGCGCCAGTAATTGCCGCAATATCATTTAGTACGGCTAATCGCTGCTCTTGGTAGCCGGGGGGGTTAACGGCAAGTATTTGAAATACACCGCGTACCTTATTTAAAATAACTACATTAAGCGCATCCCCGCGCACATCACCAAAAATAACAATATTTTTACTTTTCTTTGCCGCCTCGTTTAACACGGGGACGATCTCATTTTGTGAAGAGACAACTTTCTCAAACACAATAACAGCGGGCTCAACAATAATAGACTCCATACGCATATCATCGGTAACAAACATCGGGTCGATATAGCCTTTTTGTAATTGCATCCCTTTCGTTATCTCATTGGTGATCGTTAGTCCGTTTCCCTCCTCAACGGTAACAATACCATCTCGTCCCATCTCATAAACGGTATGAGAAACAATCTCGGCTATTTCCTCATCATACGAAGAGGAGATAAGCGCGACTTTTTTTAACTCAGCTTGGGTTTTTACTTTTGTGGATAACTTGTGGATATCTTTTAATAAATAGGCCAAACTAGCCAGCATTTGCGAACGCAGTACCATGGGATTTATTGGGGATTCCGTTCGATCAATCGCCTCGATAGAGGTTTTGAGAATATGGTAGGCTAAAATAATAGAGGTGGTTGTCCCATCCCCCGCATCGGTGACGGTATTTTGCGCGGCCTCGCGGATGAGATCAATACCAACATTGGCAAACTCATCCTCCGAGCCTATTTCTTTGGCTATTTCAATACCATCGTTAATAATACGCGGTAAGCCCCAGGGACGAGCGTAGGCAATATTTCTTCCTTTTGGGCCAGAGGTAGGTGAAACAAGATCATAGACAATTTTTGCGCCTAGAAGCAATTTCTCCCGTGCCTCTCGCCCAAGTAAGAATTTCTTTTTGACAGCCATAGTTATTGTTGTATTGCTCCCATGATAAATTTTGTGCGTATAAAATTATACTCCTTGCCCTGGTAAGGTATTTTATTAGCCGTATACCGTTCATAAAAAATAAGATCGCCCGGCTTTAATGCAATGGGAAACTTATGTTTTGTATCTGAATTTTTCCCAATAGCCACCACAACACCCTTTTCCGGCGTGCGTGCTTTTTCCTCAGCCGAGGGCGCGTTGCCGATAAGCACACCATTTTCCGTTACATCCTCCGGCGGTTCGGTAACAATAATAATATCACTCCAGGGTAAAATGGCATTTGGCATAGACGGTACTAACTTGACTAATGTTACAATATCGAGGGCTTCTTTTCAACTATCTCTTTTCGTTGCTTTTTTAACTTTTCTAACGCATCAACCCCGCCGCGGATATACACACTTGCCAAAAGTTCGCGGATAAAAGGGGATAACTCAGCAAACTCTATCCCCGATTTTGCCACAACCGAACGGATTGCTCGCTCAGCCTCTAAAAATGTTTCTTGGTTGTTCATGCGGTGTTGTCAATGTGATTTGTTGTTGGTTGTAATTTTGTTTTGAGCCTATCAATGAAATCTGATTTACCTGCTTCAATTTGCTCTTTAAGGCTTTGATTCTCGGCGCGTAAGCGATTATTTTCCGCTACTAACTCGGCTTGGGTTGCTGCTATTTCTTTGACGATAAAATCTGCTAACACCTCATCAAAGCTCTCCCTCATTTGCTTTAAACGTATAAAATGGAAGGACTCTTGCGAAGCAGTAGCCTTCTTATTTACCCGTAGATTTTTAAGTTTCGGTGCAGCACCACCATTTGCAAAATATTCCTCAAGCGTTGCGGCATGTTTTACCGCCCAAATGGTTGAGGTACTTCTTCCCGTCGCCGACGTAATATCTATATTATTATCGCCACGAAAAAGCATTTCTTTTATTTTATCAAATAATTCCTGCGTTAATGCAGTATTGATTCTATTTCTTCGTTTTTCTTCCATATTTTCCTTTCGTATATTTATCCTATTAACTTCCAAAAGAATATTTTTGGATATATTGCTCACCCTTGAGAAGCTAATAGTAAATAATTCTGCAACTTTTTTTAATGTTGTCTCGTTATCCAAATACGCATATGCTATATCAAGCGTGCGCTGATTAAATTTATTACGTAACTTTTGCTTAAAATATTCCGGGTTAGCCGCGTATATCTCATATCGCACTCGCACTTTTTCCTGTATATTCTTTCGTTTATTTCCATTTAATAATAACCTCTTTTGTTTTATTTTTTTATTAAGTTCCTCTCTATGTCTAGAGTAATATGCACGTTGTAATTTCCTTATAATCTCTTGGTGCGCGTGTGCGTATTGCCTATTAGATGCGCGAATTTTATCTTTATGTCTAAGTCGATACCGTCGTTTTGCTGCTAATTTTGCGGGTGATTGCATATCTTTCCTGGGCAGGATTTTTGTTATACTAACTCAATATCCTTATTATTTCCCCCCGCTTTAAGGATATTTTCAAACTCTCGTAAGTAATCTTTTCGACTGACGCGCCGAGTAATGACCGATTGATATCGATCGAGTGCCGAAACGAATAACTGCGGCTTAACCTTCTCAATAAGCGTTGCCAAAGCCTTGACGCAGGCTTGATGTGTCCATGCACCGTCCGGTGTATGTTTTCGTACCTCAGAGACTAAACTGGCTAAGTTCTCAGCTTTTTGTCTATCAACAATCTCAAATTTCCCTGCCCTAAAATTTGCCATTAAATTATGTTCCTCAAACGTATCCGCTAAAATACGCATAGCAATAGGCACGGAGATCCTATATTCATCGGCAAATTCTTTTAACTCAATATACGATTTTACCCCCTTCGTAATGTATGAGTTCATATAATCATAGGTTGACCAGGTTTTACTTGTTGCGTTAAGCATCTGTACCTCAGCTAAATTAGCATGAGGCTTAATCGTGTAATAAATCGGAACACCTAATGCTTTTGCTGCTAACAATCGGTGTTGCCCATCAATCACGCGCATTTCCTCATTAACGATAATTGGATTTTGTTCAAGCATATTATTTTGATTAATAGAGGCAATAAGTCGTTGTAAATGTGGCTCATAAATATCTCTATTTCCAATAATTGTTTTAAACAAATCATAATTAGTTGTACTTAAAAGCTCGTGACTTGTTGTTGTGTGTTGTGTTCTTGTCATATCATTTGGTTGCATTTGTTTCACCCCCTTTCTGTTTCTTGCCATAAAAGGCGATAACATCAGCTATTTTCCAGGGCTTCTTTGCTTGTTTTCGTTGCTCTGATAAAGTTACTCGTTTAATAAAATTGCTCATATTATTTTTTATTTTCAATCATTTCGATCTTTAATTTAATAGCTTCCCAGCAAGTAGCAAATTGTTCCTGTACCAGTTTATTAAATTTTTGCTGTAATACGTTTATATCATGTTGCTGTTTCCATAAAAACAAATCTATTACATGTAAAATAACGCTCATGAAAAGAAATAATAAAATCCAGACATTCATACTATTAATTTACTCTCCTTGCCCCTCAATTGCATCATAATCAGCCTCGGTTATATCCACCTCTTGTATGGATATATCAATCGATTCTAATTTTTTAATCGTTCTACTCGCTTCGTCTTTAGTTAACTCGGTAACGCTTTTTTTAGCAAAGGCTTGGGTAATATATCGGTGTAAATCATCATGCGTTTTATTCTTCTCCGTAAGTAGGGCATAAATGCGGCGTTGTTGGGGTAATGTTATTTTCTCTGCAACTGGCGGTTTAACAACGCTTTGGGAAGGGGTCGCATTGCCGCCAGGATGGCCTAGGACTTGTTTATCTTCCGTTTTGGTAGTTTGATCCATTGTCGCTCCATCAATGTCCTCGTCCCCCGTTAAAATGCCAAACGCATTACAAAAAGCATAACGCTTGCCATATGTCATGGCTGCGCCGGATTGTTGGGAGGCGTTCATCTTGGTTGTTGTTTCTTTTTTAATAAGGGCCTGGCTTGTTTCCGTATACCCCCCGGTGTGTTTTACTTTACAAAATACAGTTATGCCATTTTCTGCCTCCTGCGTATCAAACGTATAGGAAAAACCATTCTCGGCTAATAATCCCCGAACTTGCTCAACAATACTTTCTAAGGGGGCGTATTTATAATTATAGCCTTGTTTTTTTCGTTCAATAGTTGGACAAGCAGCTTGAAATGTTGCCATTGCGCCATCATAATCCTCTTTTGCTTTCTCGGCCCGAAGCTCCCGACGCATTGCAATAAGTTTTTCCATAGTTGCAACATCAATACCCTTGTTAATCGCCTGGGAAATAAGTGCGGTTGCTTCGTCTTGCGGAACGATATTAGCGATTTTTGTTTTAATTAATTTAGGTGCTTTGTTCATAGTTTTATTGATTCGATAACCTCATCAAACTTTAATAATATATCTTGTTTTTGTTCTTTTATCTTTTGATCTATAAAATCTTGATCCTGTTCTAAGAAAAACCATATATCCTCAATGGGTGTACCATTGTCATTTGGGTCTTCGTTATAAAAATCATCAGTCATGCTCATAGTATTAGTTTTTTGTCTCAAGCGTATCTTTTATCATTTCCTCTTCTAAAAACACCTTGGTTGCTGCCAAAATAATGCCTGCAAATTCCTTATTTTCCTCCATAGCAGCGATAAGCGAGCGAATAATATCATCAGTATTTCCATCAATTTTAACTCCTATGGTAATAGTCGCAGACTCATCATCAACCGCCTTTATAGTGATACGTGCAATTGTTCTCATAGTTATTTGGCTTGTGCTATAAATTGCTCTACTTGTGCCCGTTGGTACTTTCGTTTTGCATTTGGCACCAATCGAATACTTTTTATTTTTCCTTCTTTTTCCCATCGTCGAAGCGTATCAACGGTAACGCCTAACATTCTCGCTGCATCACCTATGCTTATTAAGTTTGGAAATGAATTGTCTTTTTTCATAGTACTAACGTAGTATATATATGTTTATATAGATTGTAAAGAGGCAATTTAAACCACAAAAAAGCCGCCGGTGGAAGATGTTGCGTAAAAACCACCGACGGCTGAGAAAAATGTTCCCGCGCCATCAGAACCATTTAAAAGTATAGCATATTGCTCCACAGAGAGGACTCGAACCTCCAACTTACCGATTAACAGTCGGTTACTCTACCGTTGAGTTACTGTGAAGTATGTTCCGCCTCGTGGAGTCGAACCACAATTAGCTGTTCCAGAAACAGTCGTCCTACCGATTAGACGAAAGCGAATAGTTGTTCCGCTCCAAGGAATCGAACCTCAATCTCTGGGGCCAAAACCCAGCGGTCTACCTTTAACCTAGAGCGAAGTCAAGGAGGGGAATTATGCTATCCCGATCTCATGTTCCCAAAACATGCGCTTTTCTTCTAAGCTACTCCCTGGAATGTTTTTAAGATGATGCGGGGTTGGCAAGAATCGAACTTGCGGTGTAGAGTTTGGAGGTCTATGGTTTACCACTAACCTACAACCCCAATATATTGGGTTGCTGAGGTTGTGGTTGTTGCCAGTATTTAAATATCATGCACTTATTATAGCATATCGGAAAAAGTGCGTTTATTCCTCGGTATTTTCACGCCTCAAAACGATTAAATTTTGTGCGTGTGAAAAATCATACACAATTCTCATAAAAGCAGTGATATATTTATATTATATGGAAGTGCTAATCGTTATGTTTCTCGTTTTCATGTGGGATTTTCTGCGTTTTAAGAAGCCTGAGAAAAAAAAGAAGCGGCGTTTATTCCTCCCATGGAAGCGGTTGGCCTAATCCATTAAAATATGGCTCATCTTCCTCTTTTTTCTTTTCTATTTGCACGAATATATCAAGTTGTTCTTCTTCCATTAGCGTATCGATTTTATCGTATTATGTAATTTTTTTCTAAAATCGTTCACTTTTTCTTGATCTACTATTTCCTCTGTAAGTTTTGGTAAAGTCGGGTACTGATTTTTTTCTCGCTCAATTCGTTCCATATAAGAAATATGGGGAATTGAGATTGTAAGATCATCAAACCAAATAATCGTCTGCCCTTTACTCGAAGAAAGTTTCATAAATTGATATTGTTTTTCAGAGATATAAAAATCTTTTTTATCGTAATGAATAACCCAGTCAGCCTGATTGTATTGTAACATTGTCGCCTCCTTCCGTATAAAAGGCAGATTTCCCATTTGTTGTTTTTCCTCGTAGGCGAGTAATCAACTTGATCCGATTGTAATACAAATTCTTACTACTCGTGATATTGTTTTTCCAAAACTCATCCTCAGAGGCAATATCAATCAGCCACTTTACCCCTTGTTTCCCGGTTCGTGACGCTTTGAGTAGATGCGACCAGTATATCCGTGAGTCTTTGAACGAAATATCTTCTTTGGGTATCTGCAACTTATAAAGGAAATAACTAGCTATTTCGTTTATGTCAGGATTACCAACAGAAAAACTTTTTTTCTGTATAGATTTATCTATACTTGTCTTGTCTAGTGTCTTGTCTAATTGTCTTGTCTTATTAGGTTTAATGTTTTCGTTGTGAGGTTTAATGTTTTCGTTGTGAGGTTTAATGTTTTCAGTAAACCTCTTATCTGATTTTTGATTGAATATTTTTCTTGCTTTATTAACAGTGATTACTAAACCATACGGAGCATGTATTACGTTTATATATCCTTCCTCTGTAAGTTTAGTTAAATTAAGTGATATGTTTGGTTCTACTATGCCTGTTCCAAACTCTTTTAATTTTATTGGCCGACCACCTAAAACCTTTCCTATTCCTTCCTCACTCACTGAGGTGATTTTATCCAACAGCCACATAAACTCCCACACGGCAGAACCCATACGTTTTCTGTGATCCCCCTCAAGAAGGCCATTATTGACTGTGATAAAAAAACCATTCATATTATTTTTATTACTATTTTCTTACGGCTACTTATTGACTTTTATTGTATTTTCGTATAGTATTTGTATACAAATAAATGGTGGCGTATAGCACCTCATAAGGCTTCTACCATCAACATAAAATCGGATAGTCGAAAGACTATTATTTATTTGTATACTTTCCAATAAAGCCTCTATTTTGTACATGGGAGGCTTTTTTGGTTTTATATTCTTTTTAATCCTATCAATATTCCCGCCACCACACTTACGATGATAAACAGATTAACGCTTGTTTTGTAGAGAGTAAATACTTGATCGTGTGTCATGACAATTTATTTTTTTTTGGTTTTAATATCCCTCATACGCTGCAAAGAATACTAGTAAGAATCCAAGAAAAAGAATAATAAACGGAGTTGTCAGCGTATAGAATATGATAAGAAGATATTTAGACATAAAAAAACCCTAGCGTCAGGATGCCGTGTCGTGTAAAGCTGCGATTATACGACACCCTAGCGTTAGGGTTGCTTTACAGGTTTTTGACGGTTAGCCCCGGCTAACAAATATATATAACTACATTCTGTGAAAAATGTCAATAGTTATCTTTCTCTCCATAAGGGGGGAACCTTATGAAGAGGAGAATAACTATATCGTTTTTTGTCCCGTGATTATTGTCGTCTTAATTGCTGTTCTGCTTTTTATATACTCACGAACAATAGCAAAGATAAACAAAAGTCCACTTGCACCGGCGTATATTTGACCTACCGCATCTATTATGGGATTGACATCGGAGAGTTTCACGTAGCCCTCCATTGCCGCAAAGGTTAAAAGCGACGTGAGAATAATACCAGCAGCACCCATCTTAAACTCAGATGTGGTAACTCCTGCCGCTAATGGGTTTGTATTTTTCATCTCTCTATTAACTGTATGATGTTTTTATACCCCTGTCAAGATATTACTTTAATACGGGGAAAGTGCCTTGGAATAAATACGACCCAAATAATATCCAGACAACAACAACTAGTAATAAAATCATTCGTAATATTTTTGCTTGTTCTGGTTTTGTCACTAATGTATCAATAATGTAATTGAAGAGCCAGAGAGCTAAACAGCCGATTGCTAATGCGAAAAAAAATGCTTGCATACTTCCTCCTTTCCCTCCGTATACAATATGTACACAGAAATGATAATTTATCATTTAATAAGTTGATGGAAAATTGTAAAGACAATATTTGAAAAATACCCTATAAGCGTAAAGGCTGCACAGGCAACTACCCACGCTATATGTTTTGAGTTATTAAAATTGGTAATCCATTCATTATTTTCCCGAACGATTTGAGCAAGTGCTTTGGGGTCTAATTCCTTTAATTCGTTCTCTAATGCAACAAGACGAGCATCTGTTTGCTTAGTTTGTTGGGAAAGAAGAGTTTGAATGTTGTTTATCCCCGTTGCACTTGCCAGCATTTGCTTATTAAACTCCTCAACTGAGTTATTAAAGTCAGTAATCAGGGCAACGATCACGTCATGGTCGGATTGGAAGGGGTATTGTATTTGTTGCATATATGTATATTAGCCTAACCAAAAGACAATTTGTTGCCAGATACGCAAAAGAAGACTTGAGGTTGATGCCTGGGCCGTTGTAGAACCGTTGACTACTACTGGAATGGTCGGAGTGCTAGAAATGGCTTGAGATCCATTTGTAAAGCTCGGTACTTGTGCGCTTATTGTCGCGGGTGTGGGCGTTGCTACTTGTAAATCGTGTATGGTTGTTTGTAACTCTGCGTTTTGCTCTTGTGCCTGCTTGAGGTTTGCCTCAAGCAGGTTAACCATGTCTAAGATCTGTTGACCGCATGTGGTTGTCACTTGCGCCTCCGGGGTGATACCCAGGCCCACCGCAAGGGTTTTGAAGTTATTAGCCATAGTTATCGCATTATTAAAGCTCGTCGCAAGAGCTGAGGGGGTTTGCGACGCTGCGGGCGGGCTAATTGTTGCAACTACCGGCCCAACATAGATCAGAACGTGCAATCTTGCCGTAATGGGATTTCCGTAATTTTTCGCGAAATCCTCAATAGCTCCGGTTAATGGATTAGCGATGTGAAGCGTTGAGCCATCACAACTGACCGCCTCGACGAAATGATAGTTTCCCGAACCCAGATTAATACGAAGCGTAAGGGTCGTGGCCGGATCGGTTAGCAATGCTTGTATATTGCTCAGGTCGGTAGGTATTGGCTCATAGTCTATAGTTTTTAGATAGCTCATCTGGGAATACACCAAAGACAAAGCGTTATCACCCAAAAGGTCTTTATCTCCCCCCGAAACACTGATATAAATATTCTTATTTTTAAATAATTGGTTTAATGAGGGCGGGTCAACACTTACTCCATAAAAACAAGCCTTCATAGCAAATGAGGTAACAAAACAACCCCCCATTGCAATCGTTTCGGTAAGGGAGAAGCCTAACAGATCATCGGGGATTTTACTATAATTCTGTTGGTTATAGAGGGTGGGGTAATTCTTTTGCATGGCTATGTATTATTCATTAACCGTGGCGGGTTTGCCTGCTCCGCTGTTGCGCCTTTATGTAATGCGTTTACATCCGGGGTAACACGTTTAAGATGTTCAGTTAACGCCCGGATCACCATGGTGCCATGTGTTTCCCCGTCTTTGTTTGGTGTCATTGCCATGGCATGAAGTACCATGTTGTGAATTGGACCATTAGCAACAGGTTGAGGAATAGCGGAGGTACCCCCCCCTTTATACTTTGTTTTATAATCCGTATAGGCCGCATGGATAGCGGGAAAATTCAAATCACTCATGATATAACTAGTATGGGTTATTTTTTATGAAAAGACAAGAGGATTACAAAAACTACCTTAAAACGCCGCATTGGCGGGCAATAAAGAACAAAATGTATACCAAACACCGCTACTGTCAACACTGTGGAAAAGGCTATACACTTGAAGTACATCACAACCAAGGATATAGGAATAGAGGAAGGGAGCGTTTAGGCGAACTAAAACTCTATTGTCATTCCTGTCATATGCGGGCGCATAGATTACAAAGCCTTAACTGGCGAACGATATTTGACGTACCAATATTTATTTATAAATGGGTAAAATACAACTATGCTATTTCCACGTCCGAGTGGCAATGATTTTATCAATAAACTTTGCCATTTTCTTATGTGGCAACGCTTCTAAAATAGAATGGCACGGGATACAGACAAGGATAACAGCGGTAAGCTCACCGGGTTTGAGATTGTTGCGTTTCTCGCGGTGGGCGAATGATAAAGCGTTATTTTTCCAGCATCCACCTAGCCCAGCCTCACAAGTCGTTACACCGTGTTTTTTAAAACGCTCTTTTAATACGGCGCGTGTATTATCCCAGGCAATAGTTTTTTTTCCAGGTTGTATCGGCTTAGGCTCTTTTTTTGCCTTATATACTTTAGGCACGGGATGATAGGAATTAGTTAGATCGGGGGTTTCCAGCATTAACTTCCTTTCGCATCTGCTCCTCTAGCCAAGATGAAAAAGTCATACCATCTAAAAACATTTTCGCCTTCATTGTACGATACAATTCAGGATCAACAATCACCTGCTTTTTTACTTTTTTACCCCCTTTTTGTTTTTTAGCAAATAAATTCATTCTTGCCCTCTAAGCATAGCATAACTTGTCATGCTAATAAAGTCTATTTTCTCTCAAGGCGAGAAGCACCGCTCCAATCAAAACGTACACTTTCGTAATCCACATCCACACTCACACACTTCCTCATAGATACCTAAATACCATAAAATGTGCCAGAAAAGTTGTTTCATATATCCTCCAATTGTGCCAGTCGTATTTCTATCATACTTCGCCACATACCATCATTCTTCATATTGTCTTGAATACATTATATTTTTTGCTTCCTCAATCGTTTCTTGTCTGACTGCCGTTGCCATTTGATCGATAGCAGCAGGAATCCAACCCCAGTCATCCATATCAAGACCATCTAGTATCTCTTCTCTCACTTGTGCAACTGATTTGTTTTTCATATTATTTTCTTTCCGATTGCTTTAAAAGCAATATAATTCCTCCACAAAATATGATAAATCCAATAAGAACTTGATATAAAATGAAACCATCTAATCCACCCGCAACCATTAATAAAGCTCCTGTGATTGTCAATGCTTCTTTCATTTATCCTTTCCTTCCGATTGCTGGGTAAGTAATTTTATAAATAGATCTACTAGTTGATCGAGCGTTATCCCATCTTCGAAGCCAATTATATTCCCAATCTGTTGTATTAATTCTTTTCTAGTCATATCATTCCTCCCCTTTCTTTTCTTCCGCTTGCTTATGATCGATTTGATAAGTATCTTTTCTAATAGGATTCAAAAAATTGCATATAGGACATTGCCAAAATCTTAGCGGTTCATATCTAATACCTCCAATTTTTTCTTCAACTAATATTAATCTAAATTTCTTCACTGTCTCAATTGAATTTCTACAATCCTGACAATTATAAGTATATTTCATTTCTCCCCTTTCTTTTCCGTCTTATATTCAGGAAACTTATCTGGCTGGCAATGCGGACATTCCTTGCCGATTGTACTATGATCTAATTCCCCCCAGTCACCATGACAGAGACAATTACAATCCATCCAGTTTGGTGCTTCTTTCTTTTCCGTGACAGAGGACGTGAGAGGATCTAATTTTTTACGTAATTTCTTTAATATTTTCATTCCAGTAATATCATGATCTGTTAATTCATCTTTGAGAGCATCATTTCCTACTACAGTTCTAGTGAACATACCCGAAACACGCATAAGACCTTCGTAGTCGAGTAACATGACTTTTAGTTCTTCTTCTGTAAATATTTCCTTCACTAACAATTCACGCTGTTGTGCGAGTAATTCCTGAAAAACAGATAACAAACTTTCGGCTTTTTCTTGTGATAGCCCATATTCAACACGCAACTTTGCTTCCCACCATGCTTGGTTATGACTTTTAATAGCTTGTTCCTCGAATGGTGTTTTCATAAATCAAACTCCTTACAAAATCTACAATTTTTACCATTAGGACATTCGATTTCATCATATTGTTTTCCTGCGATTATACCTATAATTGCATTAGCCTTGCGGTTAGCCTTTTCTTTGTCGTGAACAATACGTTCCATTTCCTCATAATGTTCTGTACATAATTTAAGTCTCCAGAAAAAAGGTGCTTCAGCTTTACAACCCGGAATAGAACATTCTTTCAATTGTTTTGCTAGTTCGAGTGATGTTGTACGCATAATATTATTTCCCTCGCAATGCTCGTGCTTTGGCACGCAGTTCTTGACGTAATTTGTTACGATTTGTTGAAGTAAAGATACGTCCACATTCTGGACAAGTGACTTCTTCCTCTGGTATTAGTTCCATGTGTATGTCGAGGAAAAGGGTGAAAAGATCCTCAGATAGAATATTTTTCTTCACTGAACTAGGTTCATCTGGGTCCATTAGCATCTCGGCATTGTCTCTTATTGTTTTGCTTATCCTCTCTTCGATTGTTTGTTTGGTAAGTGTCATGTTAATCCTCTTCGAGCCATTTTTTTATATTTTTCTTCACTAACGTTGCATATTGATTAAATCCGACATATTCGCTATTTGATAATTGCTTCGTATCATTTTTGGGCAATAAACCAAGCATAACCTCGCTTATTGCATAATACAACATATTCAACTCGTCGCGGCTCAAGTAGATATTATTTCGTTCAAGCATTTGTTGTATTTCCTTGCGATAAATATATTTATGATTCTTCATAATACGGTGAATGTTTTAGAAAAAACTCATAATATTCCTTTTCTGATAACAATAGAGCATCTTTAATACCATGCGTATTAATACAAGTAGAACAAACAACCGATCGTATATCATTATCTAGGTGAATGCCGTTTTTAGGAGAAATAATACTCGCACAATAGCCACAATAGAGTAGTTCCCATTCGTCAGTGATTATTTGTGATGTTGCTGGTTTCTCAATTAAAGTAGCAGCCGTTGTTGTCTTTTTTCCTTTTGCAAAATGACCTGTTTTCTCATTAAAGACATATGCTTCACTTCCGGTATCAATTTTTGGAGCTTTGTATTTTTGCCAGTTATCTTTTATCACATATTTTTTAAACGATATAGGATTAACTTGTATAGAAAGATCGGTTAAATCAACAATATGCACCATATCTGTTTCCGGTTTCCAATAAGTATAATTTCCTTGTGGGAGTACCGCGCTAACGACTGATTGAAGCGCAGTAAGCTCACTACACCAAAACATACACTGTAATTCTGGTACATCAACAAGAAAAAGAGGATTTCCAGAGACAACAAAATAAAACAAAGTTGGCTTAGTTATATCATACCAAGTAAGCGCAAATTGTCCGGTTAGTTTTGCAAATGTTTTTTTATAGTCATTATGCGACTCACGTAGGAGATTAAAAATAACCTGACTATCAACCTCAACTTTTGGATCAATTGATAAATAGTTTGTTACCACACCATTATGACACCCCACGATTGTCCCACGACGGTAGGGATGAGCGTTAGGCCGTGTAATTGCTCCATGCGTTTTCCACCGCGTATGCCCGATAACAATATGTGGGCTATCCTTAAAAATATCATTAAAATCTTTTGTATGGGCAAAAGTATAGGAGTCAATAATATCTTTCACAATGCCATTGGTAGTAATTCCATGGTATGCAACGCCGGTGCTATCCGTTCCACGCGATTGCATGGCAACAAGTAGGCCGGTAACAATAGCGCGTTGTTTTTTACGAATACTTTTTGTTACTCCTTGTTGTGAAACAACACCAGATAATCCACACATTATGTTTGTTCCTCCACATTACCAACGCCAGTTATTCTAGTTTCTAAATTACCATATCTAGATATGGTAAGCTCATTACTTCTCCATGTTAATTGCTCCACGCTTGCGCTACTAAGAATAGGTTTTTGTACCGGCTTGAAGGAATGGGATCGCTTCTGTTGCATCCACGACGGATGGTGTCGATTAATTCTTGTTTTCATATAGGCTGTCATTTCGGGTGAAAGGCCAAGTATCTTTACTGTTTGCTTAAAAAGAGAGTTATTACTTGAAAGTCGATACAATCGAGTAACCGCATTGCTATTATATGATGTTGCCGCATAGTTGATTATATGTAATAACAACTCACACCAGCGAAGTATTTTAATAGGATTGATTGTGCCCGTGTGGTGGCGAAATTCAACCGTTCCACGAAAAAATATACTATGAAGATTAAGCCCAAAATATCGAGTTAAGTCATATTTACCACATCGACTAATATTCGTCGTTCGTTTATACCATTGTCTGCGTACTTTTTTATCTCTCATTCTACTCGTAATATCTGAAAATTGGTAACGGTTTGCAAGCGGCATACAATACCGACTTTGTCCGCGTTCAGGCGAAAGCATTGCGTAAAGGATTGGCTCAATAGCATACATAAAACGAAATAACTTCCCAATACGATCTTGATGCTCTTTAAAATCTCTGGCATCAATATGCACATGCAAACCACAGCGACTGCTTACTGAAAAACCGCTTTGTTTAAACGCAGCACATGCGTTAAAAATACCCTCTTCAAGTAGATCTAAGCTATTTGGTGGTGTTTGCACCTCGGTGCCACTGGTAAGTGAACCATCATTACAAACCCCCGCTGTTTTATGGATAAGGGTTAATAATTTAGTTCTATTGCCGTCCTCTGCCTCTATTTCACACCCGACAAGACGATTAATAGTAATATATTTGCCTTTTACTCCATATTTGTAAGCATTGGAAACTCCCCGAGTTACCGAGGCATGTCCTCTAGCCAAATGATCTCCGAGACAGCCCGGACAATATGTTAAATTACAAAAATCACAGCGCATGTTTGATTGTAAAAAAAGACTACAAAGCGCACATGGAGGGCCAAATCTTGCCTCCCCACAGTTGCGACAACATATACCATCAGGGCTTCTATATGCAACATAGGAATGTGCATAGTGCCATTCGTCACAAATTGTACATACAAACGCTATGTCCTTGCAGTTATTGCAAATAATTACACTTTTATGATCTTCTACTCTCATTAAAAATGAAGAATCCTTAGCAACGATATTATTGCAACGCACACACATAACCATTGCTGTATTATTTTCTCTATTTTCCATAATATTTTTATTTTTGTGCGTTTTGAAAAGGACGCACCCCCTTTTCTCAAAATTATCCCTGATCTTTGCCTTCTGCTTTGAGTGCAGTTAGTTCTTGGGCAACTTTTTTTGCAATTTCAACTTTGTTTTTTTCAAAGAGATATTGTAAAACGTATTCGCCACCAAAATCTCGCAATTGGAATTTTGCATTCATGATGCCTGCCTCTATAAGTGCCTTATCATCCTCTTTAAGATTTGCTTTTTGTGCAGAAGTTAATTCGTTTAGCGTAAATGCTGTAATAGTTGGATTGTATGCCATAAATGTTTCTCACCTCCTTTCAAAATATTTTCATCTAAGAAAATTCATTAATTAGTAGACTAATAATAGCATGACTAACATTACTAGTAAAGGATCAATTTGAGGCTATTGCGGGTTGACCGCCGGAGAACTGCGGCATTGTGGCATTAGGGTTAACGCTCCCACCTGTAAAATGAAAACCCGGAGCTGCGGGTGCTGCTTGGCTTGTTGTATCAGGCGGTGTTTGGATTGTCGTATCGGGAACATTGCCCGATGGAGAAACCCCACCTTCTGCGCCACTGATTTGCGAATAGTAATCATTAAGTAAATTTGCATGAACGGATTTAATAATTTTCATAACGCCCTGTTGTGTTTTTGCCTTAGATAACATATCGGCTGCCGCTGGATAGGCCGCGATAATATTATTAAATGATTGTTTTAATGCGTCATATTTAGGATCTGAGGCATTTCGCATTGCATCATAGGAAAATTGTCCACTTCCAAATGCTTGCGATAACTCAGGGGCAACTGATGTGAGTTGTTGCTGCGCTGTGTTTATAACATGCTCGGTAGCGGAATCTTGGGCATATGCTTTATTTAACGCAACATTGCTCGGATCATTATATTTGGTACTAAGCGCGTCAATACTATTATCGACCTGCTGTTTAAAATATTGATTATTTAGATAGGCAGGATCACTTTTTTGCTTGATAAGTTGGTTATATTTTTTTTGATAGGAAGCATACGATAAACCCACCGTACTTGCACCATCACTCCCCGTAATCGTATCAGGACTTTGAATAGTATAATTATCATTCCCACCCTGGACATCTGTAAGCAAATTAGGTATACTATTGACATTATTGATAGGGTTTGATATACTTGAACTATGAATATTACTGACATTATTGGAATTTTTATCTTCTTGGGAAGCCTGGCCTATCTGGCTATTTGGCTGTGTGTTGCCTACTTTGTGGGAAAATGCATCCTCAAGATTATTGAGGCCTTGTGATCCCCAACCTAATGCCGTAGAGGCTGCCTGTGCTGGGTTAACTCCTAATCGTGAGGCTGCATCGGTTATTATCGCCCCAGGAAGTGCATATTTTTTTATTGTATCTACTAAACTAGGTTTAACAGGTGGTGCATAGTTTTTTAATAGTTCTCCTTGTTGATCCCCCGCTGCCTTAGCCACGGATGGTCGAGCGTCTATCATGGCACTTTGTCGATTTAGTGCCTCTTTTGTCGTAGGATATAAATTCGTTAACGCATTATCTATCGTTCTTCGAAAAGTTAATGTCGCATTTTCGGTAGGTGTTAATGATGTTCCATTGTCTATTTTTTTATAGACACTTTGTAGACGATCATCTAATAAATTCTTATATTTTAATAAATCATTCCCATTGGCTTGTTCGATGGGCGCAATATTCTGATTTCCTGCGTTTAGTTGTGAGTTAAGGTCTTTTACTAAATCTTTGCTTGCCTGCTCTCCTGTTGTGTTACTTCCCGGCACAATACCCGCTTTTTGCATATTTACTTCATTTTGAGCAATTATGTCATTTACAGGAACGGTTTTCGGATCGCTACCAATAATGTTTTGAATTCGTTTCGTTTCCTCACCTAGCTTTATGGGAAGATTTTGCTCAACTTCCATGGGCGTATTGCCGGGAACATGTTTGTTAAGAACATTCTGGGCGTTTGTTTGATCTTGAAGATAATATGGATTTTTTGCGGCTTGATTTCGTAAATCAACAAGGACGGGGCTTCCTCCGGTAATAGGGTTGTTATTTGTCCGTTGTGCCGATATATCCTCGGGTTGTATGGGTATTTCAGGATGGGGAATACTAGGAGAGCCCGCAGAGGTATTATTAATAGGTAATTGCTCTGCATTCGGATTCAAAGGAGTTGTTTTTGCGCCTGTTGCTGTTTGGACTGTTGTATCAAGAGGTGCAGCTGGCGTTGTTTTAAATGCGGGATTTCCCTGTTTAAAACGCATGTCGCGACTCATTTTAGCTCCATTTGTTACCACCGAATCTGCAGTTTTTATATCAGGAGCAGTATGGTCTACTAATTTCATACCCGCAATAACAGGGGCAACCGAGGCGATCGCAGGCGCAGCTCCATGAATAAATTGACCGGCAACATTTGCCACGTCAGCAGCGGGATCAATCGGTGATCCGACCATATTTCCTAGTGTCTCCGATGCTCCCATATTTGCGGGGGTAGGATTTTGATAATCTGATGCCTCATTATATCCTTTTGCAAAGTTCTTAGCGGGCTGACTATTCGCAGCCGCACCAATTGCATTTACTGTATTATTAATAGTGCTTTGAGGGTTTAAAAGGGCATTTGCGACGGTCATTCCTCCCTGTCTTGCGAGGTTAGCCGCATTTTGAAAAAATCCCTCAAACGGATTAATTGGCGGCGTTGGAACATTTCTTGGAAGGGTTGGCATATATCTAGTGTAGCATCTATGGTTTCACAAATCCAAGAGGGGTCTGTCGTGTTGAACTAATCCATTGTTGTAAAGGAATAGTTTGTACGCCATTATATGTCGCGCTAATAAGATTTCCTTTAGCATCCAATAGTCCCACATGTCCATCGTTGCCATTTGTCCCATCTGCCTTAAAATAAATCATAGAGCCTGCTGGGGCATTTTGTATATCTGGGTTAAGTTGTCCCTTTTGCGAGTAGTAGTTTGCAGCATCGGAGGCCGTTGGAAATATGCCAGTTTTGCCATAGACACTCTTTTCAATAAAACGCTCACATTCACCGTTTTGATCCTGACTACCTAATTGTGCTTGGGCGTTTTGTACATCTTGCGGATTATCCTGTTGTTGCATATATGTTGATAATTGCTGTACAGAGGCAGTATCCGGATTAATTGGCGAAGAAGCATTACTACTATTTCCTCGTAGTGCGGTTTGTAGATCTGAAATCGAGGCAGTATCGGGATTAATTGGTGACATATTCTAAGAGCCTTGATAAACGCCTTTTGATCCGGTCAGTATACCAGGATTAATAATTTGTCCCGTCAATGTATTGACTAGATTATTTCCTACTGTTTGGAATTGATTTGTTTGTTGTATTTTTCCTAATGCTTGTTGATAACTTTGTTTATTTGTTGCCAATGTTGAGAGTGTTTGCCATTCTGAATTATCTAATGTGCCCTCAATGTCTAGTTTTTTTAACAAGCCTTGTAATTGGTTATCCTCATCGGTGGTATAGCCCGACATTTGCATGGCTTGATTTTGCTGGGCGGTTGAAACCCCCATAGCCCCAACGCCTAATTGATTTGTATTTTGGGTATTTTGTGCGTTTACTTGCCCCTGTACATTCTGCTGGGCGGTTGATATATCGTTATTAATTGCGGCTAATGAGTTAGCTTGCGGAGTTAAGGCCATTTGCATAGGTAATTCTTGGGCGGCAATCATACCCTCTCGTTGCGAATTAGTAGCCAGCGAATTTCCCGTATTTGCCGTGACATTTGGGGTCACGCGATAAATACTATTTTCTAAATCATTAACGCTGCCTTGTAAATTATTACTGGTTTGTTGTAATTGGGGGATGCCATTTTGTTTTTCAAGGTCTTGGTAGGTTGTGCCAACGTTGGGTAATGAATCAGCATAGTTTTTATACGCATTAAACGCATTTGTTGATTCATTTGATAGATTCGTGGCCTTATCCCCTAAACTTCCGCCTAAATCAGCGGTTGAGGGCGCATGTATATTTGAATAGACGGATGATAATGAAGGTAAACCGGCACTAGTAAGCGAGTCCATAGATTAATAGTAGCACATTTTAGGATAGCGTTACATGTTTCCATGCAACACCCGTCCAGATGTATAACTTAAAACTATCAGTAGCAAAGTAGATGCCATTTGATCCCGTGGTCGTTGTTTCTCCCACCGCGGGTAAATTCGCATCTAATCCGGTACGTATATAGATATTACTTTCTCCTAAATGTCGTTGTTTTATGGCATTGGGCGCAACGTCTAATTGTTGCGTACGTTTGGCAACTAAGCTAGCTACTGTTTTTTCTAGTTGTGTAATGCGGTTGGCTATAGACTTGTCCATTATAATGATGCGCTCTCATCCGATTCAGTTAAGAGCATATCGACATCTTGTGAATGTTCTAAGAGCACCGGAGAGATACCCGAGGAGGCATATAAATCAGTTGCAATTTGGATAGCATGAAATTGTCCCCCATCGGCAGCGGGAATGGGTAAGCGGGTTTTTGTATCACCGACAACTTGCCCGCTTATGCCTAAATTATGCCAATTATCCTCATAATTAATTTTATACTTCACATCAACATTGGCCCCGATGCCTAAAGGTAAATGATCGGCGCGTATTGTTAGCTCCTCTTTATTTTTATAATATGCCCCTAAATCAGTAATAATCTCCTCAAGCGTGCCGGTTGTTTGCGGGGCGTTATTAATATTAACATTGTCAATGCCATTTGCGACGTTATCTTGCCAGCCGATTAATAAATCACCACCGACGGGTAAAAGAAGCCCCATTGCGACACTTGTTCCCCGGTTACCGGTTGAAATAGGGTAATCATACGAAAGGGATTTATTAGGATAGTTAATAGTATTCGGCGTTCCCCAGGTATATACGCCCCGCTCAAGCGTGGTACTATCCGAATTATAGCCTACAGAAATACGCAGTAATGATTGCCAATACGTCATACCCGAGGGCAATACTTCCATATAGTTCCCCTTGCCAATTTTGGGAATGCGTTTGACCTTAACAGCCATATCCGCTCCGGTATACTCCAATAAATCCCCCTTATACCCGGCCATAATATATAAGGTTCCATTTTCCCCATACATTGCATTGACCGCGCCTTGCGGGGTATAGAAGAAGGAATTGTAGGTGACGGAGTACCCATCCCATAAAAACACCATGCCCTGATCGAAATCTTTTATGGCCGAACCTTTCCAGCAACCAATGGCATAATATTCATTCCATACCGCAAAACACCGAACGCGCCAGCCAGCAGGTAAACGCAAGCGTTGCGCCTTATATCCCGCCGCGTTAAAACCCGGCTGCCCATCCCCACCCGCTGCGGATAGCTTTGCAACGTAGCGACCATTACCGATAAGCAGATCATTAATTGCTTGATAAATAGGGTGAAAATCATAATCCGTTAATAAAAATTGATAGTAGGTATTATAAGTCGCGGTTGTAATATCCGAGGCCGATCCGGTGACAATACTCCCATCACCTACCGTGCTATATAAATGAATATGATAGGTTGCCCCAACAACGGGCGTAAATACCGCAGAATAAACAAATTCATACAGTCCGCTACTGGGTAAACTTGCCGTTACTACCGTCATTTGTTCCACAACTTGATTAAGGCCATTATGTACGACAAGCGTCCAATCGCCCGTTCCTTTCGCCGATATATTTATTTGAAATGATTTTTGTGGGTCTTGTGCGGGAACAAAACTTAACGCAGCGGCCTCAGTTAATACCGTCGGTAATGTATAGATTTGCCCGGTACCGCCGCCGGTTTGATCTAAATCCAATCGCGCCGTCGCGCCGGAAAAAGGCACATCGGTTACATACCCAGGCGTAGACGATCCGGTGGGCACAACATTATTTGCGTTAGCGGTAAGATCATTAGGCGAGGCGGTTAAAAACCATTCACCAACTAGCCCACCTCCAACCCCTTCTAAGTTAATAAGATTATTTGCAATAAACTGTGCCTGGGTTTGTTGAGTATTCCATACGCGTACATCATTGATATATCCATCAAAAAAGTTTCCATAGGCCGAAGCACCAAAATCAGCACCAATAGCAAAATCAGCAGAGGAGGCACTAATTGCGGTTTTCGTCCCCGTTGCCGTGCCGACAAGGTTTCCTCCCTCGTAAAATGTTGCGGTAGACGTGGCAGAGGTCCACGACACTTGCACACGATCCCATGTTCCAATTGCTATATTTTGTAATGTTTGGGTTAAATATTCAAACGCTGTCCCATCATTAGAAATGCCTAATCGTACTTCATAACTCGTCGTAGTAACTAAGGTATTATCTTGAATGGCATTAAGCGTGGGAGTCGTCGTCCCGCTCACCGAGGTTAAATAATCAATAACACAATACCCGCTTCCCCCATGTCCATTCGAGGAACCTCCGGCCTCTTGTGCTGATATTTGGGCTGTTCCTAGCGTAGCGGTTTGAGCGCGGAGAAGAATAGAGCCGCCACCACCACTTGACCCGCCGACCGTTGTTGCATTTGCGCTAATAGTTGCCGAGGCCCCCATGGTTAAACTAGCCGTAATAATATACACAATACCTCCACCATTACCCCCTGTTGCATTTCTACTTAGTGTCTCATCGGCCGTTCCGCCCCCACCCCCGCCAAAAGTTAACGTCGCTAGGTCAGTTGATCCAGATGTGCCGCCTGGTGTCCCCCGTTGGGCTAAATTAGTAGCGGTGCCATACGCTCCGGCGGTTTGATTACCCCCGCCGCCTCCGGCTGATTCGGTATGGTCTTGTAAGCCTCCGCCCCCACCATTACCGTTAGCGGCTTGTGATTGCGTTCTTGTGCCCCCCGTTCCCTCTCCTTGAAAGGCTTGATAGGGCGACGTTCCATCTCCACCCGCACCACCACGAAAGCCACAGCCATCTGCCACAATAGAGCCATTATTAACGGTATTTTGTGCCCTGTAGGTAATAATACCCCCCACGGTGCCATTCCACGCCTTTGCCGTAAGTGCAACACCGCTATTAATAGTAACCGTTGCATATTGTTTTTGAACAATCACCTGGGCAGTATTTCCCCCCGAGGAGTTATAGGAAAAATTGAGTGCATCTTGTGTCGTGATAATATTATTCGTGCCGTCGTAGCCTTGTATGGTGGTTTCTTGTCTCGTTCCCGCCCCGCTTCCTTGCATTTGAATGATTAAAATTTTCTGTCCCACTGCAAAAGAGGCATTGGTGGCAAAAAGTTGATTTGTATTAATAGTCCCCGAACAGGCCGAATCAATAGGACTATCGGTTGTATTACTAGATATAGTTAAAGATCCATCAGCTTGCGTACCAAATACGCCCGATATGCCCAAAATATCCATAATATAGCCTCGGTGATTACCGCTTTCCTTCCATAAGCCAACTAGTGTCATAGAACTCCCCACGGCGGGAAGCGAGGCGGGTTTGATAAATGCCTCAAGTGAAAGATCGCCCGTTACTTTTAACGCTGAGGAGGGAGTTGTTTTGACCGCATAATCAGAATTTGCCGCTACGACAGAAAATGAATTAGTATTTGTCGGCACACCGCCTATTGAAGCTAGATAATCAGATACAAACGTCGGTGTTCCCGAGGAGATAGGGCCATATCTTCCAATAGCATTATCGCTTGTAATATATAAATAATCCTGCTCGCCGTAATACCCTAACCCATTACCATGCGAGTTAGGCATAGTAAATAGGTTAACCGAGGCACCATTTGAATATCTTTTATAGACATTTCCTATATCATCGGTGATAAATGTCGCCAGGGAATTAATTTGTATAAGGCTAAACGCATCATAAAAAGCTGTCAAATTCCCACCGGCGTTAAAGATGTTAAGAAAGATACTGGTATAAATACCACTGTTAAATGTTACGGTAATAGGCACCCAGGAGGAAGCAGTATCGCCAAGTACCGTATCGGCAATAAGTAAATTAGCCCCGCCTATGGCCCCGCCTTGAATTTGTAAATGTGCCCCTGAGCCGCTAGTAATTGCCACCCTTGTATAAAAAATAAGCTGATAATCGGTAAACTGCGTCGTGGGAATGCCCGAGCCTGAGGCCGTTGTAAACGCTACTGATCCGGTTGTGGATACCTGTTTAATCGAGTGTGTGCCAAGATATGCTTGTGTGGTACTCCGCGAAAAGTCTGCACCCAACGTCCAACCGGTTGTATTAGTCTCAAAAGAATTATTACTAATAAGGTTGGTACTATTTCCCAAGGGTGCGGTTCTTCCGACAACTTGCTCGCCCCATTTTGGCAAGCCTTTTACTAATGATTGGCCGACTTCAAGAATTGGTTGGGGTAAAAGGCTAATTTGGGAGGGTTCAGTTCGATAATCAACCCCGCGCGCCCATAGATAGGAACCGCCGAGCTTATTAAAATCAGAAAGACCATCAATCCATGAATTGATCGGAAAGACACGCCGAGAGTTTTTTGTATTCGCTAGAAACGATGCCATACTACTCTAGTGTAGCATGTCGTTTAAAGTTCTTCTAGGCTTGCCATGTGAAATCCAATATTTTTTCTTTCTCGCATTCTTAACCGCCTCGCTTATTTTTCTCCTTGTCTCTACAGACTTTGTACGATGAGAACTATGATGAGACATATGCTGGCTGGGAGTAAGTAATTCTAAATTATCAATTCTATTATCGGTTTTAATCTCATTCTTATGATGAACAACCTCTTTGGGCAAAAAGATAACGTCCTAAATGTTTTTCCATAACTAAACGGTGTTCTAGGACATACCCATTTGCTTTTACATACGGGTGTTCTTTTGCTTCAATGAGAATGTATCCTAGTTCTGTTTTAGCAATTCCCCCTTTCCACCATAATGAGTTCTTCCCACCCATAGCTTGTTTCTGAAATTTATGACGACATTCTTTAGAACAAGTTTTACCTCGACCTTGATCTAATTTCCATGACATAATAGAGAATTTCTTATCGCAGACTTGGCATTGAACGATAGTATATTGCATATTGAAAGTATACCATGTTTAAGTATAAATTAAAGCTATTATGAGCCTGATGAGATTGAGATGGGGAAAAGATTTGGATTACGTAAACGCGCCCCGCGTAAGCGGCGTTGCGAGGGAATAACTCCCATCTCAACGCGGCTGCTAAAGGTTGCCTTACCCCAAGCGGCCCATTTATCATATAACGAGCGGAAATAAATACCCTTTGTTGCGTCTTTTTTAATACCCTCGTAGTATTCAGCCATAGCCGCGTAGTAAAGCACCATATGTATCGCCTCGGGCAATCGTGGCATCTCAGCTATAGTATACGTAAGATCGGGAAAGCCCGAAATTGCTATCCCCGCATATGCTTTGCCTAGCGTCATTTGCGTGGTACTTGTCCAGCCGGTTATTTTATACCATTGTTTATCCCCGCTCATTTGGAAAAATCGCCCGACCATATTTGGTGTCCAGGTTGTCCCATTGCCCACAACCGTTGCATACGGCAGGGCCAATAGGGGCGTAGTATTGGTAATAGAGGTAATGGTACCGGTTGTATAATCATCATATTGCATATCTTTTGATTCTGAAACGTATTGGAGGGTGTAGGGAAGGATAGAGGAAGGAATAGGAAATAACTCCATGTAATCAATACGGGGGAAGACATTAGTTAAATAGTTAGTACTCACCGTTTGTTGAAAGGCAACGATTTGTTGCCATCGATCCTCAGAATATACCGGCGTTGCATCATAGCGTATCGTTCCGTTAAGCACATATAAAAACTTTAATCGCAAATAGTCCTCAGGCGTGGGGATTTGATTAAATCCGGCTATGGTATTGCCTGTGCGTGTTTCTTCAACAACAAAATTATCTAATTCATTTTCTAGCGTCTTTGCATATGAATTAATCGTATCTTTAAAAAACTGGGTGTTTTGAAAATCTGAGGCGGCCTTTTCCGCTTTCTTATAGAGGGACATAAAAGATAGCATATATATTAACTATACCACAGGGGATTAGGGTTGAGATAGTCGGGCTTCAATAAGATCATCAATATTCATATTATGTATTGTGTTGTAATCTTTTGCTCCTGGCTTTACCGTTGCAATACCTCCGCCACCCTTGCCAATACGTCCCGCCGCCTGTTTTTGTGCCTCTATTTTCTGTTTAGCAGTCGCACCGCTTGATTGATAATCTAATCCCCCACCTTTATCAACCGGAATAATTGACCACAATTTATACGCATCGGTAATATTTGTCTTGCCATGTGCATCCCCTATAGCAATAATTGCATCATGTACTTTTTTATACTCATCGGCCTGTGTAGATGGGTCGGGTATTAATTTATTTGTCGCTAAGGTTTTAAATTCATTCTCAAACGCTGCATACACAGCCTTTTGCGTATCGCTCATTTGCTGGCGTTGTGCGGTCTTTTGCGCCTCCGCCGCTTCTAATTTCGCAAAAAATCGCTTTTCTAAAATAGGTGCTACTTTGTCTAAAAATTGTGTACTATATTCATTCCAATCTTTAGGCGTATACCCCTCATCAAATAATTTTTCTATTTTATCCTGTTCTGTTTTTTGTTCAGCGGCTGTTTTTCCCTCCGCCTCCCATTCCTTGCGCTTCCCCTCTATATAGCTATCAAGTTTATCCTGCGTAATTACATTATCCGGTAAAACAGGCGGTGTTGGTACGGTGGGTACTGGTGGCTCTATTACATGCGTAACAGGTTCATCACCTGCCGTCGCAATGGCTTGCTCAAGTGGGTCAACATCGGGGATAGCCACATCGGACTCTGTATTTCCCGCTTCGGGTGTAAGGTTAAGCAGTGTTCCAAAGGCTGCTTTTTCCTCATCGTTAAGTTTATCCTTATTTGCACTTAATACCTCAATATCATGCGCGTCCATCTCGTCGGCTAACTTCCAGCGTGTTTTTTCAAATTCATCCATATTAAATAGCTCCTAACGCCTCATCTAAGGGGTCAATAACTTCGCCTACCGGGGTAGTTGTTGGGTTTAATTCGGGTAATTCAGCGGCAAACTCTTGTTTTAATTGATCCAGCGGTGTTGCATCAAATTTCTCCCGTGTTGGCGTATGGGTTAAATCGAGATGGAGTTTTTCCGACATTAAAGTATAAATAGCCTCCCTATCGGGATCAATAACTGGCGTATCTATGGTATTTATAGGCGTGGCTAAAGGCGCATTGGCAGGAGCTAAAGGCGAGGGAACTGTTGAAACATCTACCGTCGGCAATACGCCTATGGTTTGCGTCATCGGCGCGGGGGGTGCTACTTGTGCTAATTTTGCCGCCCGTTCCTGCTCTGCTTTAATATCGCGTGCCTTTAATAATTCCTCATAAGGGTCACTATCTTTCTTCCGTTGCATCTCCTCAAGCATAATTTCATTAGGTGTTTTTTCCCGGACTAAATTAATATGCTCTAAACCGACGACAATTTGATCGCGTAGTTCTTTGCGAAACAGCGGGTTTGTATGCGTTCTATTTTGCCGAAGCAGCATTTTATCAATTAACTTTTCTACTCCATGCTTTGCAATATAAAAAGGTAGTTTTCTGGTTTCCCCCGCTCGTAAATAATAGGGTAATGGGGTTTTTACCGCGTCATATTGCCATTCATGATCGTCTGTATCAATGTTTTGGATGATTAAAAGGTCATTTGGATTGCGTGGTTTTTTTTGCTCTGTCTCATCCATAAGGTAAAAGACATGTAAAAGAAGAAAGAAGTTTCTATAGTATGCTAGGTTGTTGGCGTATTGTCAACTGCCGCATCAACTACCGGCGCGGGATCTGTAGTGGGAGGCGTTGCAACATCAGGTGTTAATTGAACACCCGAGGGCTTTGGTGATTTATCCCTCACCTCAAGACGAGCAACAATAGCATCATCATACTGTTGTAATTTTGCAAAGATTTCATATTGGTATTTATCACAAAGAGCTTTTAATTCATCATTAAAATCAATGAGTTTTTGTGGAGCGGGAGGAGTAGTTGGTTGCATCTCTTCTATTTTATGAAAACGACGCATGTTTGTCAATGTGAGTTATTGATCTCTGATACTTTATGCTCCTACCCCCATCATACTCATTAAAGGGGCACTTAAAGTTACAGACGGCGCAACGCCTGGAATATAAGCAACAACAATGCCCGCCTCATACAGCGTAATAGTTGTGGAGGTTGTTGCTGTTAGTATTCCTATATCTGTACCCGATCCCGCAGGATATGTCGTTGAACCGGCAATGTTTGTGAATAATGATTGTGAGCTTGTCAACGAAATATTTGTTTGCACATTATTCACAATGATTTTGCCTGTTTCTGATACCAATGCTTTTGCAAAAAGCCATCCTGTATAATCAACAATCGTCCCGCCTGTAAGATCATTATCCCCAACGGAGAGTCCTTCAATAGTATATTCCTCTGTTTTTGCCACCCCGCCGGAAACAACTGAGACAAAATTACTTGTGCTAAGGGGCCGTTCATTCACATATCGAGCGTTGCCAGTGCCATAACTACTCGGCGTACCCGTCCCTGTAAAGTTATTTGTTGTCCCATTGGCAAAGGGCCGCTTTGCCGTTACCTTTATATTTCCTATATCACCCGTGGTTCCATTATCAATAAAGATATGCGCATAATAGATCGAGACATTTGCGCCGATTGTATTATCCCAATCAATAGCAAACGCCACCCGCGTCGAGTTGGTATTTGATGCGGCATTTGTTGCGACCATTTCTGAAACACCATTAAGATAGACGGTGGTGACGTTAACCGATGAAGAAGTAATCGTATAAGCAACTGAGATACGATAGTCGGTACTAGCGGTAAGTGTGGTTGTGCCCGTTGCGGCGACATTTAGATTTGCATCAAGAATAACAAGTTTATTCGCATTTGTAATGGCAATATGAAAAGAAATATTAGAGGTAGGGCCCACCATTAAAAAATCTGCACCATTGCCGCTTGCGCTGATCGTCCCGGTAAATCGAAAGTAAAAAGAAATACGTGAGCCTAGATCATTGATGGCCCCATCAATCCAACATTGCCCCCAGCCATTACCCGATCCAGAACTGGCCTTTATAGAACGACCAGAACCAGCAAGTGCTTGCGCATCACTGGTAATAGTACCCGTTGAGCCGCTTGAGGTGGAAGTGAAAAATTCAAATCCTTGCGTGGCCGCGGTACCCGCCTCAATAAATTTTGTTGTTGCCATAGGTTATTTATTGGTTATATAGCTCCCGGTAATGATTATCGAGGACACGCTTGTAGTACATTTTGCCGTCCATGCAGTATTAACCGCAGCTTGTGGGAAAGGAGTGGAAAAAACAACACCACGCATATCCCCTGCGGGAACATACAAAGAAAGACGAATTGTTCCTCCTGTACTATCTCGAAAATCAACCTGCGTCGCAATTGCCGAGGTATTAATAACAACAAGGGAAATAAGATCAAGAAACGTAGAAGCAACCGCGGTGATAAGACTGGTTTCTGAGGTGGAGGCCGTAAGCGTAAGCTGCGTCATGGGTAATACAATATCCCGCTGTCCAAAAGGAAGCACCACTTGTCTGCCAAATAGATCAGCATTCTTTCCTACTAATTGCCCCGCCGTGACGGCCGTGGGGAGTGCTTGGCGTGCGGTTGCCCCTCCTAATGTTGCCCCTGTTGGTGTCGTCGCTCCCGTTGCCCCATGTCCCCAGTTGGCAACGCCTGTATTATCTGAGGCAAGCGTCACCCGTTGTGAGCCGGTACCCGTTACGCCGTTTCCCATCAATAAGGCAGCACCGTTCATTTGCGATAAATTAGTAACGGTTGTCACCGCGGTAAGCGTACTAGCGGGCTTAAGTAGCGTATTGACCGAGGTATTAAGCGTCGTAAGTGACGCATCGAGCGCGTACCCCGTATTAGAGGGGGGAGTAAGGGCGGTTTGCTGTATAGCCGTTAGCACAATGGGAACAGACGAGGCTGCTAATGCCTGACCTAATGAGGGGATTTTATTTGTATTTGTTACTAATGTGGCTAAATTGCCCCCGGTTTCTAGGGCATAGTTAGTTAAAGAAAATGAACCGCTTACGGGAAGAGGATTTGCAGCGGAGACAAACGTTTGCGTTCCCCCGTTATTATAAATAATACCTGTCCCAATAGGATGCGTTGGTGCTGATGCCCCGTCCGTGTATTGTGTATCACCGGTGCCGCTTGTGCCTATATCAACTAATAAGCGGTGCGTCGTCGGATCAGCATACACATCCACAACCGGATCAGACCGCACCCCAGTATTTGATTGGGCAATTAATCCTTTCTCATGATTTAACCCCGTAGGGGCTGAGCCGATATTTGTCATATATTCGCACCCTTTCCGCGCATTTCAACAACTGCCCGATCAAGGGTCGCTCGTTGATCTGCTAGTAATTTTTGTGCCTCTTGTACGGCTGCCTCTTTTTTCATAAGCACCTCTTGTCTATTAAGAATATCGATTAAATACTCATCTGCCTGTTTATTTTTTACCTGCGCCTCTTGTAGGGCAATTGCTGCCTCGCGTGTTGCTTGTACTATATCCTCGGCAATCGTTTTGCGTTGTTCTTTTAAGCTGCCTATTTCCTTTTCTAAAACAAGTCTACCCCCCTCATATTCGGCCATCTTAGCCTCCCATACTTGCCGTTCTTTGCTAATTGCCTCTCTTTTTTCATCTAAACGTATCGCTAAGGCGTTTAGCTCCTCGGTACGCATACTTACTATTTTCCCCTCTACTTCTACTTTTTGTTCTTTTATTGCCACCTCTTTTAACCATGCCTCCGCCTCGTCATGTTTGCTTAATGCCTCTTTCTCAATACGTTTTGCCCCGGCAATTATTGCCTCCGCCTGTTCCTCCGCATCAGCCTGGCGCATTTTACTATACGTTTCCATACCTTCCTTTGCCTTCGTATATGCCTCAGTTAATAAACTCATACCCTCTTTTAGGGTGGATAATTGCTCTGATACTTGATCGCGCATGGTTCGCAATTC